CTACCACTATCAGGCATAAAAAATCCGCAAAGGTGTACTTGCCTGATCACCGATGCGGATAATAATAACTTCTAATAACGCAAAGTTATGGATAATATTAGAATTTTCCAAAATGAGCAATTCGGACAAGTAAGAATTGCAGTGAATGAAAACGGTGAGCCTGTATTTTGTCTAGCAGATGTATGCAATATGCTTGACCTTATTCCAAGTAAGGTCGCTCAAAGATTAAGTGATGATGTACTTTCAAAGTACCCCATCGTTGATAATTTGGGTCGAGAGCAGATTGCTAATTTTATCAATGAAGATGGTTTATATGATGCTATTTTGGATAGTCGTAAGCCAGAAGCACGACAAATTAGAAAATGGATGACAAGTGAAGTCTTACCTTCTATCCGTAAAACCGGCGGCTACATGATCGCAAAACCAGAAGATACCCCCGAAGAGCTTATGGCCCGTGCTCTTTTGGTCGCTAAAGACGCATTGAAGAGACGAGAAGAGCGGATTGCCAACCTTGAGCAGCAAACTGTCTTACAAAGTGAGCAGCTTCAAATTGCAGCCCCGAAGGTAAATTATTATGACAGGGTTTTGCAGAGTACCAGTACGTATAATATAAATCAGATAGCAAAAGAGTTTGGCATGAGTGCTGAAACAATGAATAAGAAGTTGAAAGAGCTTGGCATTCAATACAAACAGGGCGGGCAATGGCTCTTAACTCATAAGTATCAAGATCAGGGCTACACGAAGACAAGGACACACCCATACATACAACATGATGGAAAACCCGGTACAGCTATGCAAACAGTATGGACAGAAAAGGGTAGAGAGTTTATTCACAACCTGTTTAATCTGAAAAATACTATCGTAACCGGTGTTAAAGAGCTTTCACGCATATACGATAATATGGACGATCTCGAAAAGAAAGAAGAAGTTTTCAGTGAGCCTCTATATACAGACTTGTCTAAGATTGATGCTATGTATGATGTGTTTCGTTCTGTGTACTGCAAGTCAAAAATGACTGTCTATGACCGTAAGAAGTTTTTGTTTGTGGTGGTCTTGTTGTATTGCCCTAAAACACTCGCCGGTAAAAAGATGAAGAGCGGTTTGCGTGAAAAAATGGCTGATGTACTTAATATTAAAGCCCGTACTGCTCTTTCTGATAATGTAAAAGATCTGGTTAAGATCTATGATTCCGACTCTGATTTTAAGAAAGATGTGAGTCGGGCGTATAAATTTATCACTAAAAATATAACGCCTGACATCAACAATCCATTTCTTTTGAGATTACAGGCATAAAATAATAATGCGTACCCTCTTCTTTGATCAGGGTACGCTAAAAAATATGATAATGAATCAATTGTCGTATATTAAATACCAGTAGACTTTTAAATATATGATATTGTAGATACTTTTGAAAATGATAAATTAAATACGTGATATTATGACTATTAAATATAAAGATCAAGAAATAGAGGCGTACCCTCTTATCATGCGCAAAGAGAACGCTTTGGATATTCTAAGAGGTAAGAAGACTATTGAGATCCGTAAGTTCAGTGGTAAATATGAGAAGATGTTTACGGATTTCAAGCAGCTTGAAGAAAACGAGAAATTACGAAAGGCTGGGCGAGATGAAGAATGCCGGCCTGTTTTAAGAACAGACATAGAGGCCGTGCATTTTTATAGTACTGGTGCACCATGGACGCTCGATGTCGCTATTGATGAGATAGGCATAGGCGAGATAACAGAAGAAGGCATTAAATTCATGCACGATGAATTTGATTTTCATGATTTTGATGAGCAGTTAGAAGAATTCAAAAAGAATCCTCCTGAAGAACTTCCTTTGTTTTACTACTTGCATATTTGTGAGATCATCAACCATTCTGGTTTGAAATAATATAAGCCACTTTGGTGGCTTTATTTGTCAGAAAAAAGATTGTTTAATTAAAAAATTAAAGTTATGCCAGAGTATTATGCAAGTGACGCAAGCGGTAAAAAGTACCGTACTCGTAAAGATTATGAGGCGGGACGATTTCAATCTACGGGGCGAAATGCGTCTCAACGAGCAAGAATTAATCGTAAGGCAGGCGGTAGAGTTGTCTAATGATGGATAAGGCAATAGACATAATCAAAAACGTTGCTTTAAAGGCTGATAGGGTTATATTGTTTCACTCGGCATCGGGTAAAGACAGTATAACCCTTTTAGACCTTATATCGCCCTATTTCAAAGATATTGTATGTGTCTATATGTATGTCGTTAAGGACTTGTCCCATATAAATAGGTATATCAATTATGCTTGCAATAAATATCATAATGTGAAGTTTGTGCAAATACCTCATTTCGGAGTTTATAGTAATATCAAGTACGGATATATGGGATGTAGGGTAAATAAAGGTCAGAGATTGTACACGATGGCACAACTTACAGATATAGTAAGGGAGAGATATAATATCGGATGGGCTTTCTTTGGGTTTAAGCAGTCTGATTCGATGAATAGACGTTTAATGTTACGTACATACGAGATGAGCGGAATCAATGAAGTACAGAAGAAGTGTTATCCATTGTCTGAATATAAGAATAAAGATGTATTGAAATATATTAGCAAGACTGGTTTAATCAAACCGGAAACATACGATTCCAAGCATCAATCATCTGGTACTGATATTACTGATATTAATTACTTATTGTTTCTTCGTAATAATTTTCCGGACGATCTACGTAAGGTCATAAATGAATATCCATTGGTAGAAAGAAAACTTTTTGAGTATGATTATGAAAGAGATAAAGCAAAGTGAGACAAGGATTATAAAGCGTTCCCAAATAAATCTCAATCCGATCAATCCTAAAAGACATTCAGATGAGAAAGTGAAGCTGCAAAAGAAGAATCTGCAAAAAGTGGGTTTTCTTGGTGGTATTGTGTGGAATGAAAGTTCCGGTAACTTGATTGATGGGCATCGTAGGATAAAGGCTATGGACTTGCATTACAAATACGATGGAACTCCAGATACGGATTACGATGTTAAGGTAGAGGTTGTGAGTTTGGATGAGAAAACAGAAAAAGAACAGTTGACATATATGGCAATAGGCAATACTAAACCGGATATTGACCTTATCGCTAATTACATTTCCGATATTGATTATTCTGATGTTGGACTGGATATTGGAGAACTTAACGATATTCTTGCTATAAATATGGAAACTCCTTCATTGGTAGATTCATTAGACGATTTACTATCGCCTGTAGAGGATGATGTCTCAGATTCTGATGAGAGGAACTATGAAGAAAAGAAAGAGCACATGAAAGCCGTCAAGCAACAGGTTAGAGAGAATGCTATCGAAAGGCAACAGAATGAAGAGGCGTATATAATGCTCTCGTTTTCCTCTTATAACACTAAAAGTGATTTTTGTGATTTGCTTGGCATAAGCACTGATGATAAGTTTACAAAAGGGGAAGATGTATTAAAGTTGATTAAGTAACGAACGTAACGAATACGCGCAGGCGTGTGATGATATGGCAAAGAAACCCAATATAGAAGATTTTAGAAAGGTTGTCCGTAAATCTGGTGGAAATCTGACTAAAGTAGCTGCAACATTCAAAGTGGCTCGGAAAACTATATACCAATGGGCGAAAGAAGATTCTGAATTTAAGGATGCTATATCAGACGAACGTGGGGCTTTGGTTGATGAATGCTTGGTTTCCGCTCGTGTTCTCGCATTGGGTATTCCCGAAAAGGATGAGAACGGTAATTTCGTGGGTTGGCGTGAACGCCCAGACGGCTATATGATTCGTTATCTGCTTTCTACATTAGGAAGGAACGAAGGTTTTGGAGAAGAATCTGAAGATGCCGATATTCCTACCGATATAAACCACGGTATTTCTATTGATTCATGGATTAAAGATAAATTGAAATGATTGTTCCTCAAGAAATTTACCATCCATTATACGAGGATAAGGAAAAATTTATAATTCTTATCACTGGTGGACGTGGTTCGGGAAAATCTTTCAATGCTTCCACCTTTATTGAACGGTTGACTTTTGAAATGACTCCTGTAGAGAAGATAGTCCACCAAATACTTTACACCCGTTATACGATGGTTTCCGCTGGAATGTCTATCATTCCGGAAATGATGGAGAAGATAGAACTTGACGGGACAACCAAATATTTCAAGACTACAAAGACGGACATAGTCAACAAGATGACTAAAAGCCGTATCATGTTCCGTGGTATCAAGACCTCTTCGGGCAATCAGACGGCAAAGTTGAAATCCATACAAGGTATTACTACTTTCGTCTGTGATGAAGCGGAAGAGTGGACGAATGAAGAAGAGTTTGACAAGATAATGCTTTCCATTCGTAAGAAGGGGATTCAGAATCGTATTATCATCATAATGAACCCTTGCGACTCCAATCACTTCATATACAAGAAGTATATAGAGAACACTCATAAACTGGTAGAGATTGACGGCGTACAGGTTCAAATCTCCACTCATCCGAATGTGCTTCATATTCATACTACTTACTTTGACAACTTGGAGAACCTTTCACCGGAGTTCTTGAAAGAGGTCGAGGATATGAAAAAGAACAATCCCGAAAAGTATGCTCATGTGGTTATCGGCCGGTGGGCTGATGTTGCGGAAGGTGCCGTGTTCAAGAAATGGGGTATTGTTAAAGAGTTCCCGCAGTGGTGTAAGAAAGTTGCTCTCGCGTCTGACTGGGGTTATACTAATGACCCGTCAACTGGTATTCGGTGCGGTATTATTGATAACCGGTTGTATGTAGATGAACTCTTCTATGAAACAGGAATGTTAACCAACGCTATCGCTGAAAAACTAAAACCGTGGGGCTTGAAAGTATATGGTGATAGTGCAGACCCTCGTTTGATACAAGAAATTAAGAATAGGGGAGTGAATATCTATCCAGTAGATAAGTTCCCTGGTTCAATCAAGGCTGGCATTGACAAGATACATGAAATGGAACTATTCGTTACAGAACGTTCTTATCACATCATTGAAGAGCTTCGCAAATATGTTTGGGATAAGGATAAAGACGGCCATTATATCAATGAACCTATTGATGCTTACAATCATACGCTTGACCCTATTCGTTACTATATCTTGGGACACATTCTCGGACGTATTTTGAAGCCGAAAGATAATTCTGGAGTATTTGGACATTAAAATATAATCAAATGAAAACGATAGACGAAATTTTAGCACTCGAAGATATAGACCGGAAAATCTACTATCTGAAAAAAGGTCGTAAAACTCAGCTTCCAGACCGGGAGAAACTATATGCTGATTGGGACCCCAATAAGCATGAAATCATCATGGATGAAGAAAAGTATCCACAGATAGAAATCACTATTGAGCAGGAGAAAGAGGTATTTGACGAAAAGACAGGCAAGACTACTGTCATCCCGAAAAAGACAAAGAAGGTTGATCCTAACCGGATTGCCCTTCCTCTTGAACAGGATATCGTGAACATCCAAACGGCTTTCACCGTTGGTACTGAGCCAAAGATGAACTGTACTCCAGATGAATCGGAGAAAGGTATCTTTGAAGCTTTGAAGCAAGTCCTGAAGAAGAATAAAATCAAATATCAGAACCGGAAGATTGTTCGTTCTTGGCTATCAGAACAGGAAATAGCTGAATACTGGTATGTAACAAAAGACGATGGCTTCTGGGCGAAGTTAAAGGCAAAAGTAGCCAATCTATTTGGCAAATCTATGCCTCAATACAAACTACGTAGTGTTCTTTGGTCACCGTTCCGGGGTGATAAGCTATATCCTTTCTTTGATGATTCTGGCGATATGGTCGCTTTCTCTCGTGAGTACAAAAAGAAAGACCTGGACGACCACGAAATCACCTGTTTTATGACTGTGACGAAAGATGTAGTTTACCAGTGGGAGTTAGACAAAGGTTGGGAGATGGTTCCCGCTTTCAAGCATGGCTTTAAGAAATTACCAGTAGTATATAGCTACCGACTGGAGGCATATTGTGAGAAGATAAAGACTATTCGTGTACGTTTGGAAAAACTTCTTTCCAGCTATGCTGATTGTATCGACTATCATTTTTTTCCTATCCTAAAACTGTTCGGAGATGTAGAAAAGATGTCCGGTGAGTTCAGGAGCCGTGTTGTTCAGTTGACGGGAGAGGGGGCAGACGCAGTATATTTGACTTGGAATCAAACCAGCGATCCTGTTCGAGTCGAGTTTGAAAATCATTTTAACCAAGCGTATGCGCTAACTAATACTCCGCGTATATCATTTGATCAGCTAAAAGGGAGTGGTAACGCATTATCAGGTGTTTCCTTCCGTTATGTCTTTATGGGAGCGCACATGGCAGTAGAAAATTCAGCAGAAGAAATCGGAGCTTTTATGCAGAGACGTATTAATTTCCTCATATCGGCACTTGGCTCAATCAATACTAATTTCGAAAAACCTTCCGAAACAATTGATGTTGAAGTTGAAATTCAACCCTATATTATTGATAATTTGGATGATAAAGTATCTACTGCTGTCTCCGCTGTAAATGGTGGAATATGGTCACGCCGAGAAGGTATCTTGTTTGCCGGAAACATGGATCGCATCGACGAAGAGCTGAAAGAGATTGAAGAAGAGCAAGCTGCAAAGACGAAAATCGAAAGAATAGAACAAAAATAGGTGGCTTAGTTAGAAAAATTACGAGGTTTATAAATTCGTGTATTTAAAAATAGAACATTTTAATCATTTTAGTCATGGGAAAGAAGAAGCCTAAGAAGAAAGGCGGTAAAGGCTGCTGATCAGGATAGCGGTTGCTCCGGTGGGG